GTGAAGGGCTGCCGCTGTGCCTGCGGGATCGGGCACGGTCGTATTCGCCCCGTCAGTCCCGCGCATGGGAGTTCCAAGGGGTTCCAGCGCATTTGTGATTGCGTGGGCGGTCGTCACGTCTGATGGTGCGGCGCGCGTCGCCACTTCGTCGCTGATGTCCTTCAGGTCGTCGGAGTCGCCACCGCGGATGTTGGACTCGGTTGTACTGAGCGACTGATCGACCCGGCCGCGTTCGGTCCCGATCTTGACCGGGAGGATCACCACATCGGCTGTCGACGATTTCCCCGCAAGCGTGACAAAGTCCCCGTCCATCTCGCCCGCAGTCAACGTGATCTTATACTCGCCGGGCGCGTTCGTCGCGTCAACTTCTGACGGCGAGTTTGATGGTGACGCGGGCGTGCCGTCCGTGATGACGCGCAGCGTGTGATTGGCCACGTCGCCAGTCTTGGGCGCCTGGTTCGCGGTGTCCCACGCGGTATAAGTCACGATGATGGACTGATTCTTGATCGCCACTAGAGGGCTCCGATCACTACAGGCTGAAACAAGGGCGTGCCGACTGCTACTTCGAGCGCGCCAAAGGTGAACATGGCGGACGCGGGATAGTTCTCTGCGCTGAATGCGAGCCAATCAACACCGCGCGTGACGCTCGATATGATGACATGGTCGATCTCGCCATCCCACAGATTGGCCGCGCCTCCGAGTTGGTGATTTCTTCCAATGCGCCACGCATCAGTTACAACGGGAAGCGCGGTTAAAAGTGACGCTGATGCGGCCCGCTGTGCCCCGTCGCGATACACCCTGAGCACGTCACCATCGTATGTGCCCGCGACGTGATGCCATGCGTTTTCAGTAAGGCTTGCAAACTCGTTGACTGCAAACCACCCGCCGCTATTGAATCCGCAACCGATACGATTCCCGGTCCCCGTATTCACATTGATGCCGAGCTGAAACTTGACATTGGACACGTCGTTTGAGTTGGTCACAATCGCACGGCAAGAGCTGGTTTCAGCAAAGGTGTCGGCGTTGACCCACGCCTCGATTGTGATATTGCTGCCAGGCGTCACCGCGTTGATACCGACTGGGATCTCAAGCCAGCTATTCACCGTCTTGACGTACTCGGTCGCGTCCGCGATCTTGCCGGTTGCAGCGAACACGGCAGACCCTTGGTCAACCGCATCAAAGCCGCCAGACGCCCAGTCAACGGCCGGGCTGGCTGCATCGGACATGGGATAGTATGCCTGCGTGTTGCCGTCCATGACCGACGACTTGGCCTGAGCATCGCCCGCGCCTGCGTTGCCGGCGTAAGCGTAGAAGATGGTGTCCCCGGTCCCGATGGAGTTGGCATTGAAGTGGACCACAGGGTCAGCGGCCGACCAATCCTCGATCCCGTAGGGCTCAAGGGTCGTGCCATCGGCGCGCGTAATGCGGAGATCCTGGCCCGCGCCCTGCGCCTTGGCCTTGAGCGTGGCGGGAATCGCGACGGCCGCGTCACGAGACGACAACGCCCCCGACAAGCCGGGAACGGTCCCGTCAACGGTCAGCTTCGTTCTATGCGACCATCCAGTCAGCCAGGCCATGTTTTTTCCTAGGGCTTGATCGCGTAGCGAAGGATCGCTGCAACCGTTGTAACAGTAATCAAGCCGGTCCCAATGCTGATGCCGATCACAAACCAAAAGGCCTTGTCCAGCTTTTTCCCCCACGGGCAAGAGTCAACGTGGGCATCGATGATGATTGGCGCGGCCTCGTGTACCACTTCCTTGATGAATGACTTTTGCTCTGGTGTAAAGCTCGGCACGTTAGGCCTCTTCCGTGTAAACCAGACGATGTTTTTCAGTGAGTCCCGCGAATCGACGCATCACGATCTTGGTTGTCGCGCGCGTGTTCACCTTTTGCGCCTCTTCCAATTCACGCCCGCGCAACGGGACAATCGCAACCGACCACGTTGCGACGGTCGTGTACGTGGGCGTCCCGCCCTTCCCGCCGTGCGTGTCCGTCGTATCATCCAGTTCTTGAATGAGTACGCGCTTGTTCAGTTCCCCGGCTTTCATTGGCCTGCTTGGCATCAGCTTGGAAACTCCAACAGGCGAAATCCCCACAGCAACGCCTTGACCGTAGGATTTTCAAAGATCCTTCGCTCTGATGTGGATTCCCTAAACTCAAAAGGGCCGGCCGCAAGCAGCTTGATCGCATCAATAATGTCTGATGGAACAGAGGCCGACGTTGCGCCATAGCCGGCCACAAACTCAACACTCACATCATTGATATGGCCCAACGTGCTAGGCCACGATTCCCCAAAAGCCGGTATGATGCGGCCCGGCTGGCTGGAAACGTCTACGGTGTACAAGGACGAACTGAGCGTCTGCGTTGCTTGGTCTGTGTCAACATAGGTAATAACCACATCCGACACATCAGACGACAGCGGAGACCATCCAGGGCGGATCACCGAAGGGAAGCGATCCCATGTTTCAGTGAATGTCGCGTTGATAAATCTTCGCCGCGCGAACTTTTCAGCCGCAATCCTTGCTGCCTTGATATGGACAGCAATGGTGCTATCTTGGCGAGTCCCATCGATTTCCTCATGGAGCTTCTGCTCTGCCACGCTAACAGGCTCGACCGTCGGCTGTGTCTTGACGATGATCCCGGTTGAATGGATTTGATGTGACATTAGCTCGGCTTCCTCCGGCAACTGGCGCTCGGCAGTGGACGGACGCGGCTTTGCATCCGGCCGCCGTCAGGCGTCAAGGCTGCGGTTTCCATTATCACACGCTCCACATCACTGGTCACGATCTCGGCTGCACCTATCTGGATTAGCCGTCGCGCTTCATCTGCGGGCAAATCAACAATCGGCCCATTGGCTTGAAGCAATCGAACTTGCATCTTCCCTCCAAGTGCCCGAGCCGACCGAGGACGTAAGCCGACTCGGGCTGTATGCGGGCCGGGTCGCTACGGCCCACTTGGTGCGCCGCCGGACAGCGTCAGTACGCCGCTGTCACTCCACAGGGCACCGACCGAAAGCGGGTCACTCGTAGGCAAACCCGTGATGATCAGGTCCGTCCCATCGAACGTGGCTTGAACGTCATCGTCATCTCCGAACGAGAAAAAGCCATCGTCTTCGATGCGGATACGGCCAGCACTCGCGACGACCAAAATGTTACCGCCGGGAAGCTTGTAGACCTTGGGTTGATACGACGGGTCAGGAGCCATGCTCTTTTCCTTTCCATCCGCTGGTTGCCGTCCCGAGCGACCGAGCTAGCCGCCCAGGACGTAGCCACTCAAGGCGCGGATGATGTCTAAGCGGTCCCCTCTGCGGGACTGACGTGGACTTCGCCGGTGACGAGGTCGTCAACGTTGTTATCCTCCGGCTGCAATCTGCCGGTGGACTGGTAGTAGATTGCGCTTTCCGCTACGGCGTTCGCTCCATCCTTGTCGATCACGACGCGGATGTATCGCTCGCGGGGCTTGTGGATGTTGAGCCAGAAGATCTGGTCGTCATCATCCGCGGCAACCGTGATGCCGGTCCCGAGCAGATCAGCGGCATCGCTCATGTTCGCGATAGCGCCCTGCTGGGCTTTGATGGATGTGACAGCGCCTCCGGCGATGGCGGCAAAGTGGACCGCGATCAAGGCGCTCTCGTACCCTGCCATGTCGAGCACCGCGCCGTTACGGTCAGCGGTCCCGCTCGCATAGCTCAGGGCAGTTGTGATCTTGACGTCCGTACCAAGATTGCTCAACTGTCGTCTCCTTCGTCTCTGCGGGCCTTCGCGGTGACGTCCTTGGAAGACTTGACGCAGGCGCGATCAGCCAGGAATGCTTCCCCGGTGTCCTTGCCTACTTCATAGACCTTGCCAAGATCGTAAAACCCGTGCGGCCCGGCTGCTCTTTTCAACATCTCGACTCTCATTGTGCGACCTCCAATGATGCGGCTCTACGCCAACGTCACGCGGGCGAAAGCCTCTTCCAGGACGGGCATGCCGTCGCCTTCGGATCGGCAGATGTAGCCGACCTGGTTGGTTCGGGCGTAAAGCTCGACCAAGACCTCAATGGTCATGGTCAGCGCGTCCACGATCCAATACTTTGACCAATCGCCGAAGATGCCGACGTACAGGCCAGTCGTGAACGTGTTGGGCGCGAACTCGGACTGCATGTACGGCCGCGTGAGGATGTTGTCGGGCTGTCCAGCGGTCAAGCCGGGCTGCCAGATGTATCGACCGTCGCCGTCCTTGAGTTTGCGGATCATCTTGATCGCGTCCCGATGGAACATCCACTCGCCGATCGCCTGATACTGCGGCTTGAGCGAGTAGAGAACGTCCATCAGACCATCGGCCGTGATCGCGGTAGTGCTGCCGGCCACAACGTCCTGCCCATCGCTGATGCCCTTGTCGGACGCTTCGAACACGCCAAGGGGCTGCCCGAAACCGGAACCAGTAAGGTACGCCTTCTCTTCCGTGACAGCCTTCTTGTAGACAAGGCGGTCGCGGACAAGGGAGTCAGCGGACAGCGCCGATCTGCGAAGCAGCGTCTTGCTCACCTTGATGAGCTTTCCGAGCGGATGCGGCGTCAGCTTACGACCGCCGAGCGCCAGGGACGAATCCTCGGAACCAGTTTCCAGTTCCGTAATCCAGTCGGAATCCGAGATGTCCGTGTCCAAACTGGGAACGCCAAGCGATTCGGAGGTCGCAAGCGGGGGCAGGACGCGGGCCTTTTGACGGATGAATACGGCGTCATCGACGGCCTGGATGAGTTCGCCCATCCACTGAAGCGACGGCGAGAGATAGCCGCCGGTCGTGTCCAAGTCTTTCTGCATCGCGCGGACTTCGTGCCCGTCACCGCTCACGAGGTAGCGATTGAACGCGGCGCGGTACTCATCCGTGCAACTCGGATCATTCAGCGTGATGCTTCTGCGCTCGCCGATGATCGAGTCGCGGAGTTCCACGACTTCGGGCTTTTTCCGGTCTTCCGACGTTCCGGGCGTGACCGGGGCGGTCTTGCGGCCTCGGGACTTTTCGAGGTCGGCTTCGTACTCATCGAGCTTTGACCGGCGATCGATCGCCTTTTCAGCTTCCGTGTATCGGGCTTCCAGGGCGTCAGCGTCGGCCATGCACTTATCAAACTGCTCGTTCTCTTCGGCGGTCGACTCGCGCTTCTCATCAGCCGCCTTGTCGAGGATTGCGCGGCCCTGACTGATAAGGCCCGCTCTTTCCTCGCGCATCTCTGTGGGGCTTGCCATCTGCTTCTCACTTTCTGTTGAGTCTCGGTTGAGTCTTGCGGTCGTCGGACCGCCTTCTATGCACGTTCGGCCAGAGCCAGACGCATGCGGCGCATACGGTCACCGGCTCCGGCTGTTTCCTCTGGTTCCTGCTCGGCCTTCCACGCATCGTATGACGCGCGGGCTTCTGTCGCATCACCCATTGATCGGACGCCGGCCGCCGTGGCCGTGTAGGCCGGGAACGTTACGGGGCCAACATCAAAGACTTGCGCCTCTTCGATCTCGCGGATCTCGAAATCATCTTCCTTGATCCACCGTTCCACCGTGGCAATGAAGCCAAAGGACGATCCCGTGACGTCTTTGCGGACGATGTGCTGGCGCACGTCATTGGCAACGGACGTGTCAGCGGCCTCGATGTCATAATCCAAGCCGCGCTTCGTTGTCTTGAGCGCCATGGTATTTGCCGAGGTGCGGCCCAGGACGTTGTCCGGGTTGTGATTGAACAGGCCCCGGATGTCATCA